AGGCTCAGTTGTTTGTCACAATGGCAGGTAAAGAGTTTGTCCTGAATGGCTTCGGGGCCACGCACGAAGACATTATGGCACAGTCAGAGTCACTACCCGAGTACAAAAGCAAGGGGAAGATTCACACGCAAATGTTGACGGGTACGAGAGTCAACGTTGCTAAATGGTTGATGTATGATGAAAAACTATTTCCACAAGTTGTCAGCACGTTCGACCAATTTGAGTTAGAAGACATAGCTGAGGGAACCGCGCCAGTACCGAAACACTTCGCTAAACTTGCGACTCAAGTCGGGGCTAAGGCAGCGGGCGAACTGAGGGATGACAAGAGGCCTAACTACGCTGCGTACGACAATAAGTTGTATGCGTTGGACACTGTCGCAGCGCTAGACAATTTGCGACAGTGGTTTGATATGGCTTTCGACGCCAACTATCAAAGCGCTAAGCAATCGCAGAGCAATCAGCTCGGGTTGCCAAACCGCAGCAAGAAGTACCTAATGTTCAATGATAATCGGACGTTGATTAAGAACATAGCAAACTGCGAGGTACCAGACATTCGCCAAATGCTGGACACGGCGTGCCTTTTGTTTGTGAACAAGTACAACGTGGATAACGACATACATACGGGAGCGACGATAGCACTTGCAGAGACCATAGCTGTTGCGAAGAAGAGCATTCCGAAGTTTGCTATCGTGAGTAAATATGGTGACGTTTGGAAGATGCAATCAGATGAACGCGCTAGGCGAGGATTGCCTACGCCGATCATGGAAGACAGTGACAGGAAGTTCAATCATGAAGTTGACAGGAAACAGACATTGGTTGAAAGGCTATTCGATATCGCTAAAGCAACATTCATCAAGCACCACGGGCGTGATGGGAATATGACACCAGAAGCTTTAGCAAACGCCAGGCATGCTAACAGATGCATGGGAAAAGGCTCTGGCACAGAGAAGGCACCGAAATGGCATGGTCAGGTTGATCCAGCATTACTGCGGTATCAGGCTGTATGGTGGCATTTCGACGTTAGCGGATGGCTAGCGTGCACGCTATGGGCGATATCACTGGCCGTTGATCGAGACGAGTACGGGCTGAGTGACCACGAACTAGAGATCATAATCCAGTACGTGTTTGCGAGGAGCAGTTACAGGAAAATACTCGCTAGTGATGCAGTGTATGACAGTACGAGGGACCTGGCAGCAAGCGAAGTGACACAGGCAGCGAGCATTGCGGTGAGGGCTGATCATGGCGTTCCAGCCGTGATACTTGCCATGGACGACATAGAATACGCTATCACGAGAAACCACAGCACCCCAGAGTTAGATAGAATATATCGAAAAGTGCTT